TTAAACTTAAATCCAGAACAAGCCGACATGGCTGCTTATTACTTTCAAGCAAAAGGTATCATGTTCGCTCATGTTCTGGGAAATCCTCCAGAAATGGATGCCATTATGAATATTGTGGCAACTCATAAACTTGTTTTTCTTGAAGACTGTTGTGATGCATTAGGTTCAACCTACCGAGGTCGTCCATTGGGAGCCTTTGGTGCAATGTCATCCTATTCCTTCTATCCCGCCCACCATATTACAATGGGAGAAGGCGGTTTTGTTGTTTGTTCCACCGCCGAACAAGAAAAAGTTGTTCGTAGCCTTCGTGAATGGGGAAGAGGATGCTATTGTGTTGGTAAAGCAGCGAATCTGTCAACTAAAGGCTCTTGTGGGTGTCGTTTCAAAAATTGGATTCCAGCTTTCCCAGAGGAAATTTTCGATCACAAATATGTTTATGAGGAAATTGGATACAACCTCAAACCGATTGAATTACAATGCGCTATGGGACTATCCCAATTGGATAAACTCCCAGACATCATTGCTAAAAGAAAGGCAAACTATGAGGCATTGCTGGCAATTTTCAAACAATACGAAGAACACTTTATTCTACCCAAAGCAATTGAACACGCCGACGTTTCATGGTTTGCGTTTCCATTAACGGTAAAAGATGGAGCCCCCTTTAAACGTTCTGAGTTTTGCCGGTTTCTTGAAGATAGAAAAATCCAGACAAGAAACTATTTCGGTGGAAACTTACTGCTTCAACCAGCCTATTCAGATCTTGTTCCGGCTTATGGCGATTACAACAAGATAAAAAAACTCTTTCCGAATGCCACAAAAGCTACAACAGATACATTTTTCCTAGGGACAAGTCCAGTTATTACAAAAGAACAAACTACTTATATTCAAGAAGTAGTTAACGAATTCTTCAAAAAAGTAACATGAAAAAAATAGTTTATGTGACGGGGTGTCTCGGGTTTATTGGGGTCCACATCGTTCAAAAATGTCTAGATCAGGGATGGTTTGTTCATGGCGTGGACAAGAAAACCTATGCTGCCAATCTTGGTATGTTAGAAGTCTTTAGTCGGGAACCAAATTTTCAGTTTTGGGAAAAAGATATCAAAGATCTGAATACCCTATGGCCTTGTGACATAATCATCAATACTGCCGCAGAAACTCATGTAGATAATTCCATTGCTTCCAGTAAAGAATTCATTGATTCAAATGTATATGGAGTTCACAACCTCCTTAACTTAATTACGAAATCAAAATGGAAACCTTTACTACTCCAGTTCAGTACCGATGAGGTTTATGGAGACATCGTTGAAGGATCTCATACGGAAACAGATGCTCTGAAACCAAGTAATCCATATTCTGCAACCAAAGCGGCGGCTGATATGTTGATTTCTGCTTGGTCGAGAACTTACGGAATCGAGGCAACAATAGTTCGTCCAACGAACAACTATGGATGCTATCAATATCCGGAGAAACTCATTCCATGCATATGCAAAGCTGTAATCCAAAAAGGAAAATTCCCACTTCATAATCAAGGAACTCCAAGAAGAACATGGCTTCATGTCGCCGATACCGCCGACGCTATTATTCACATCATCAAAAACGATTTAAGAAATCAAATATTCAACATTGGTGGGAACTATGAAGAATCCAACCTCGTCGTCGCCCAGAAAGTGGTAAAACTTCTAACGGATAGTGATGATATCACACCTTATTGTGATTTCAATTTCACCAGAGCGGGACAGGATGTTCGTTATAGTGTTGATTGTTCAAAACTGAAATCCACAGGATGGACTAATCATCAAGAATTCGACAAAGCTCTCCCATCTATCGTGGACCATTACAAATGGAGGTTTACATCCATATGCTAACACTCGTTATACCATCACGGAACAATCTTAAGTATGTAAGGTTTGCCTACAATAGTATTCGTAAGCATCTTGGCCCAGATGTGGAAGTCATTCTATTGGATGATGCATCGACAGACGGCACATGGGATTGGATGTTAAACCAAAAAACACAAGATCAAAATGTGAAAGTTTCTCGCAATGAAGGACCAGAACGGGTTGGACACACTGTTTTATATGACCTTGGAGCCAAAATGGCCGCCAACGAAGTCTTCGGAATTTTTCATGCCGACATGATTGCAGGACCAAATTATGTAGAACGAATGATGAGACATTTGCGGCGTGGTAGAGTCATTTCCGGAACAAGAATAGAACCACCATTACATCCACCGGGACCAGAAAAATATGTCATCGACATGGGAATGGAACCCGAAGATTTCAAAGAGGATTTGTTTCTTCGTTTCATTGAACAAGAGCAAAAAACCAATGCAGGAATAACCACAAAAGGAATTTTTGCTCCATGGATTATGTATGTCGAGGATTTTTTTGCTATTGGTGGCCACGATAAACGAGTATTTGCACCAATGGAACTAGAAGATTCAGATTTGTTCAATCGCTTTCTTCTCAAAGGATACGAACTCCTCCAAGCAAGGGATGCTTTTGTATATCACATGACTTGCCGAGGAAGCCGATTCAAAGATGGAATCAAAATAGTTCAAGAAATCCCAATTGGAAATGGACAAGTATGGAAACGTTCCGCCGATTCGGAAGAATACACAAAGCTTCGCCAAATCAAGTTCCGTGACTGGTGGAGAAAGTGGCATATGGATGTTCTACACGATCAAAACATGCTTCCAATCGTTCACCCACGTTATAACATCGGATTCGTCGTGAAAAACTGTCCGGTTCAATTATTGCAGTTCATTGAACCTTGGTGTGATACTATCTACGCCGACTTACCGATGGCAATCCTACAGGATTATATCGAAGGACAACAAGAAATTTCAAAATTTGAAATGTATCGTCGGGTGAAACCTATTTCTGCAACGCCAGACAACGATATTGTTGTTACATTTGACGGGAAACAGTTCACTCAACAACACATGGAAGTCATTAAACAGCTTCCTTTGATGATTCAAGATTCCGGTGAACAAGGAAGCATCATGGAATTCGATATTTTCACCCTCGATATTCGATTCATCAATCCAATTCAAAACCGACTTATCAACGCTGACGATCCTTGGTACGTAGAACAACTTTATAACAACAATCAGAATCAAACCACGAGTTAAGAAAGTTTTTGAGAAAATCAGCTAGTCTATTGGTAGTGAAAATCAGAACTAGTATTTCTTTTTGATGAGGCCAAATGATATTTATCTTTGACGGGAGCAGAAAACCCATCTGCTTTCAGCGGATGGGATGAATGCGACCAGTAAAGAAAGGTGAAAATAGTTATACTCTTTCTACTTCTGGAATATATGTATGAGTAGAATAAAGAAATACCATACAAAGAACCGATGTAAGTATCTGTTGAAACTACACATCGTATTTGTAGTGAAATATCGTAAGGCAATCCTCACAGGAGCAATTGACGACGATATTAAGCAGTTCTGTATGGATGTTTGTAAAAAGAATGATGTGATTGTGGATATGATGAATACCGATAAAGACCACATCCATCTGTTAGTTGATGTTCCACCTACTCTGTCTCCAACTTCCTTAGTCCAATATCTCAAACAAGAGACGACTTGGAATATATGGAAGCATCATTCCAATGAGTTGAAACAACACTTCTGGAAGAAACACGTATTCTGGTCGGACGGATACTTTGTCTGCTCTACGGGAGACGTATCTACCCAAACCATTTTGGAATACATCAAGACCCAAGGATGAAGCAGGATTATACATACAAACTTCGCCTAACTCCGACTAAGGAGCAGGAAGTTCTGTTGTCCAAACACTTCGGAAGCATTCGTTATGTGTATAATCTATTCCTTGACCGTAAGACCAAGTTCTACTTGGAAGCGAAAGAGAAACAACTTGCCAAGAAAACATTAACCTATGTGGACATGGCAAAGGAACTAACTCAAATCAAATCCAAAGAGGAAACTAAATGGTTGAATGAATGTAATGCCCAATCACTTCAACACGCCATTAAGCATCTCGATGGAGCATACAATAGGTTCTTTAAGAAACTGGCAAGGTTTCCACGATTTAAGTCCAAGAAGAACAAACAGTCATTTCGTGTTCCCCAATTTGTTACGATTGAAGATGGAAGGATATACTTTCCAAAGTTTAAGGAAGGCATCCGAATTGACCAGCATATACCTGTAAAAGGTGAGATTAACTATGCCACAATCACCAAGAACAAAGCAGGTCAGTATTATGCCTGTATCGGAGTGACCCGAACCATTGAACACAAACCCAAAGCAGACAAGATTATTGGCATAGATTTAGGCATTAAATCTCTTGTCCAATGTTCCGATGGACAACAATTTCCTAACATTAAGACCACCAAAAAGTATGAGAAACTATTAAAGACAAGACAACAAGCGTTGAGTAGAACCAAGAAAGGTTCCAAAGGCAGAGACAAGGCAAGATTGAAAGTCGGCAAACTCCAAGTGAAGATTGCCAACATCCGTCATAATCACCTTCACCAAATCACATCCAAACTGATTAACGAAAACCAAGTAATTTGTCTGGAGGATTTGTCCGTGAAGAATATGATGGCAAATCGTTGTCTGTCCAAATCCATTGGAGATGCTTCTTGGGGAGAACTTGTGAGGCAGTTGACCTATAAAGCAAGATGGTATGGTCGGAAAGTAATAAAAATAGATAGATTTTTTCCATCATCCAAAACCTGCTCTCATTGTGGACATATTAACGAAAATCTCTCATTGAATATGAGAGAATGGGAATGCCCACGATGCCAAACTCTACTGGATAGAGATTTGAATGCTTCACGAAACATCCTGAGACAAGGATTAAATTTAACCGTAGGAACTACGGGGTTAGTCGCCTGTCCTGACGTAAGACCTGTTAGAAATAACGGGCAGTTGGTTGGGGCGGAAACCCACCTGCTTGAGCGGGTGGGTAGTTCATGAGATATGATTGCAACAATCTTAATATCGAGTTCCGTTGTATCCTTATTTCTGATTGTTTGGTTTAGAACCGAGGCATATGTTGAGTACTGCCGTTTATTCGGACTGAACAGAATTTCCCAATACAAAGATTACGACGAGAAGAAAAAAGATGATGTTTCTCTAACCTATCACGGCTACCTTCGACAGTATCACAATTGTTTTATAATTAGACTTCTCACCTGTCCTATTTGCATGGCCATGTGGCTCGCAATGATCAATGCGATATTGTTTATGAAACTCTCAATATTTCCAGTATCCTTTATCGGAGGTCTTATTCTCTTTGGGATCATCCACAAACTTCTTAGCTAAAATGGACATCAAAAACGTTACAGAATTCAGAAACTATGTCGATGCTCATGGGTTCCGTTCCCTTCACAAAGACATCGAAGCCACTTGTATTTGTGTGATGGATTATGAAAGAGGATGTAATTGTTGGAAAGCAAACGACCGCCAAAAAGTGTACAACAATTGCAAAGCTCTTTATGCCAGAGCCGTAGGAACTATCACAAAATTATTTGCCCCTCAGTTCCTAACTTACGCTCAGGGACATGGAATTACCTTTTATCAAGACGGAATTGTTATAGGGTCAATACGGCGTTAAACCACGAATTTGCGTTTAATGCTTTGAGAACTTCTATTCTCAATTCGGTATCAGCCACAGCTTCCTTTAGACCCAATCCTTTCACTGGCCATTCCAATTTATAATCCGCTTGTGCTTTTACCAAAGGGTCGTTAATACGTTCTTGTTCGTTTGGAGCATCATAATACTGTCTCCATTCTCGATGTTCAACCCTCCGTCCAGCCGAATCGTATTGCGTCCCACTGCACATTCTATAAGCAGTGATATGAACCAAATAACCACCCCAAGAATGGATCCATTCACATTCATTAGAGTAGCGAACATCTGAAACGATTGCAATGTCAATCGCATTACCATCGGATTTCAGTTGGCTGTCAACCCTACGAATCCAACGGTTCGGATCACGTTTTCGCCAGAACGTAGTTCCATACCACACAAGAAAATCTCGAATGTCTTTTTTAAGTTCGGTATCCTGTGTATAAACATCCACACCACAATTCTTTTGAAGGAACTCTTTCACTTCCTCTTTTAATGTCTCAGCGAAACTGTATTGTTTGGCTTTAATACCGTTTTTATTTAGGATGTCTAAAGCAATGGACGTAAACGTATCCTTGCCTGCTCGTGCATATCCAGCTACTCCGATAATTTTCATGCTTCCTTTTTATCAAACAGTTTTTCGATTTCTGAATCACTTAGTCCCATTGCCTGACAAAGTTCGATTAACTTTTCCAGTCCCTCATCAGTAGCAGTGAGAACGTTGATATATTCATTTGCTTGCCGTTTTGAAACATCATAAGTTTTCGCAACAAGTGCCAAGAGATCTGGATTATGTTTCACTACCTTGGTTTTAATCCAAGGAACCCATTTGTTTTGCTTTGGCGTGAGAGCAATTAGAACCTTGTAGAACTGAGGTGAAGGAATGAGATGAAAATAACGATAAAGAAATGCCATATCTTGGACGATATCATCATCCATTGCCAAGGCCCTAAGAAGCATGAAGTGATTGAATGACTTCCGGTTTTCTTCTGAAAGATTCTCAAAGTATTTCGGGTCTTGAACTCCCCGAATATGCTTTACATGGTCAAATAGACCTAGCTTGGAGTTGCTCTCTTGCTTTTTGGAGCCTTGCGGCTTTAATCGCTGCTTTGGTGTTTGGCCGGAAGTTTCGGCCTTCTTTGATTTCATGGTCCAGTTTTGCGAAACGTTTTTCGACTATTTCAAAATTGTCTGCGATGACATCTTCTCCAGATCTGACCTTTGAAGATAGTTCAAGTACTTGTTGAGCCACCTTCTCTAGTTTTTGTTGCATTGCCCAGATTAGATAACCACCCAATCCAAGTAACAAAAAAACCCCTATGAAAATCAACGCCAGCATCTTGGATTTCTGGTTAGGTCATTTCATCATCTTCGTCTGGTGGCAACGGAGGGAGATAATGTGTTGGTTTTTTGTGACGCTCGTCTTCAAACTCACGGATTTTGTGGGGTTTCTTCCCACGTTTGTTCCACTTTGGACGGCGACCTTCGTTTCTTCTAAATGTTTTACCCATACTTGGTCACTTCATTGTTGATATGTATATCATGAAAGAGCTAAAACATCAACTTTTTACACTATTTATATCTATGCTTGTTAAGCGAGTTTTGAACCCTTCCAAAAAGAATAATGTACAAGGGGATACCTTTCACATGATATTCCTTGGAACGGATGCGGTATTGTTTGATTCCCAATGGGATGAAGCTATCATCTTTGGTAACAAGAACCTTGTTCGTGTAGCGATAACTGATCCTAAAAAGCTCGTAACGTTACTTGACAAGAACGTGAAAGAAATCACTCTCTTCATATATCGTATTCAAGACAACGGAGAACTCAAACGACAAGGAGACCCAATCAAAGGAAAACCTACGGAGCTTGTGATTCCAAATTACTAATATCGTAATAAGTAATCATCTGAACCATAACATGAGTTTCCTCGTTATACGCCTCAAACTCATATTCTGCCTCAACCTCTTCCTGATTTAGGCCGACGAAGATGATTCGTTTATCTTCCTTCGACCATATGCCGTAGATATTAAGTGCAATTAGGGAAGATGGAAGAGATTTTGAAGTCTTACGTTTTTTCATCTATGATATTTGAGGGAATTATTTAAGCCGTGACTGGTTGTGAACGTGGGGTTACTAATGAAGGAGAAACTGCTGGAACGGCCACCAACTTTTGGAGACGGCTTTGGTCAACAAGGGTGATATTTTGTTGACGAGCCAAATCTAACGTAGATTGAGGAACAGGTGTAAACGCATACACTTTCTTGGGTCTTCCCTGTTCTCCCGTCTTACAGCCAATTTCGGCGATTCGCCCTGCTTCAATCTCTTTGTTCAAACGAACACGAAGCGTAATATGCTTAGCGTCTTTATTCAATTCAAAAAGATCATCAATAATCGTGAAAAATGGAGTTTTTGGCCATTCAACTACGAGATTGGTTTTGTTTTTTCGTTCTGTTTTTTTATTCATAAACTTCACTTTACTGAGGTTATTTTGTTAAGGATAATCGTACTTTACAATTGTCGCTGATGAATCTACCACAAACCCTATAAAATGTCAAGACTTTTTAGTGTGTCTGTAGAAAAAGTTCATTGATCGTTTTAGCCAATGCAATCACACTATCCGTTTTTATAAATCGAGCGTCTTTCCCATACATGAGTTGGAAATTTCTTTTGGTGTCATGATCTTTTCCTAAAACGGATGAATAACACTCAGATTGAACATAGTAACTAAGAATATGTACACCGCAACGACGAATTTTGTTTATTTGATTTCTAGTATGTTCAACCCCATTACCATCCCCATAAAAAAATGTTGTTCCAGTCAGGGGAGACTTCATTTGGAAATAAGGTTCCCCGTCTGAAATATTCAAAAAGTATCTGTCTTCTTCATCTGGAACTGCCTCAGTAAAGAGGTCCATAATAGCCCCAAATGCCAATCCTTCGGGAGTACAACCACAGGGTTTCAAATACCTGAATAGGTTTTTGACTTTTGAAAATTTATCTGTTTTAGAATCGTAGGCTTGAACAATGTAAGGCATCTCCACACCATGAGCGTTCTTGGTAGCTCTGAACGAAACCGTAACGTGAATATTGTCCACCATGGAGGTTGCCTTACAAATAGCCACACACATGGAAATCGTTTCATGCCATTTCTCTCCAGTCATTGAAGTGCTGGCATCCACAGTAATGTGCAAGCTTCCACGAGTATATTTAGAGACTCGAATCTTCTCAAAAATATCTTCGGCATCGAAACCAGCCGAGAAAAGAAGCCGCTTGTTTATTTTACCACGTTTCTTTCTGATCTCTCGAAAATTACTTGACTCTCTTCGAATAATAAGACGCTTACCAAGCTTCGTCCCAAGCTGTATTCCTTTTTGAACCGCTTTGGCTGTCTCTGCATCTGGTTGAATTTTTCCATTGATATCCTTCCAAAAATTAGACATTGGGAATACGTCTGGACCCGCCATAATCAAATCCATTGTTAACTTTTTAACCACGATACAGCCCACACGAAATGCAGTTTCGTTTCCCTGAATAGCCACCGGGACGTAAACCAAAATAATACCATGTTTCTCAATCAAGTCCAGCATGTTTTTCTGAACGGGATTGAGTTCTTCTTTCGTATGGTTTCCGTGGACGTACTGAATTTGTTGTTCGACGGCTTTGATAATTTCCTTTGGAAGTTCTTTTTCAGCCGATTTGCTAACCTGAGATGCCATTGCCTTATTTTCATCATCGGGCTGTTTTGGCCTATCGCCTAACGTATCAACAATGTCCTGAATCGTCTTGTCACTATCCGATTTGTTTTTCGGTTCTTGACTCTTTTGGTCGTTTTGATTGGCTTGATCTTGTTTATCGCCCCCTCCAGAAATCGAGTCATTGTCCGAGTCTCCCTTCTGACCCGATTGGTTTCCGTTTGGATCTTTTTCTTTTTTTGGGTTTTTTTGTGGTTGAAAAAAGACATCAACGTTCAATCGTGGTTTTCCTTGTTTTCCCTGAGTTGCCTGCGGAAGCAATTTCTCGTGATACTGTTGAATATTTTCCAAAACCAATTCCACCACTTTGAACATGACCGCAATCCTATCCTTTGTTGTCGTCAACCGAGAAATCGACGAAATACCAATGGTTTTTGCAATTTCTTCCAATCCCGGTAAAGCTTGAAGATCAGTAAGAGGGTTTGGAAAATTGATAATACGAAACTCATAAGAAGCAAGACTCGGAAATCGATATTCATTGCTCAAAAGCAATTGGTCAATTGTCGGTGTATTAAAACAGACGTTGTAAGACGCTTCGTAATAACCCAAATATCCCGGCACACGAGAAATTACCCAATCGTCAATATACCAATCCTCAATGATGTTAAACATTGTCTTGAGGAACTTTTCCAATGTCTGTTTTTTGATATTGTTTTTTCTACCGAACTCCCAAATGACTTTTGGAGTTCTAAACGGAATACTTCTGGCAAGATCAAAATCAGTGAGCAGGGTGTGGGCAGCTTCATGCAACGCCAATCCGACTGCTTGGTCGAAATCTTTTCGCCGTTTAATGGCTGTGGTTATGTAAATTTCTTTCCCACCAACATTATAACTGTCGCCAGCGGCTTTGAAAAAAACGGGTACAGAAGTTCCCGTGAGAATATCCACGTAATTCGAGATGATTCTCCGAACCGAAGCTAACTGAATAAGGTCAATTGAAAACGCTTGGTCTTTGTTTTCAGGACTCGGGTCAATATAATCCGAGTACTTCTCCTTATCCAGCCAAAAATCCGAATAAATCGGATTGTCACTCATTTGAAAGGTACAATCTTATTGGCGGGGTCGTTGAGTGGATTCTTGGCTCCTTTTTTAGGAATATACCCCTCTACGATTTGTTTAACATATGTTCTCTCGCTGTCAGCACCCCCCTCATCTGGGAAGTCTGGGTATATTGCCATCTCAGCAATTTCCTCTAAATTGAAACCGTCAACTGCGAGTTGGGCCATTTCGACTACCGCACCTGTCGGAATGAGTGAAGTAAGACGAGCTTCGTCTTTTTTCAACTCTTCGACCGTCTTGTTTGCGATGTCGCAAATATTCCACATGAGAGACCCCTTGGTTATAGGTAAAGTCGGATGATGAATCGACACAAGATGTAGAAGTTCATCCCTATTCAAAGGCAACATTTCAACCTTCACGGGGAACCGTGCGGCCATTGCCTTGTCCAAAACTTTAGTTGCGGTATATTCACTACCAATGTTAGCGGTTGCCGCTATACAAACTTCTTTAACATGAACCACTTCGGACTTTTCTTCATCGAGACGAAGAAAGCGAAGAGTTGGGTCAAGAACGGGCATCAGAATATTCCATGCGTCGTGGTTTGCACGAGTCAACTCATCAAGCAAAACAATCGCATTTGGCGTTTGGATGGCTTGAACAAACTCGGAAGACGCAAAATACGTTCCACTTTCTCTTTTGAAACCAATATTTCCAATCAACGTAGCACGAGCATCTTGCGTTGACCCAAGGTTGAAAATAAAAATTGGTCTATCCAGAACTTTTGCGGCTGAGAGAATCGCTTTGGTCTTTCCACAGCGAGTATGCCCAACAAACAAAATGTTCTTTTGACGATAAACGGCCCAAAGCAAATACTTCCACTTCAAGTCGCTGATAATCAGGTCTTTCGGTTTCAGTGTGTGCGCCTGAGCCAGAATATCTGAAATCTGACTTTGTATCATTTTCTAAACGGTAGCAGAAAAAACACCAGATGTCAATTCCAAAAACAAGGCCCCTTGTGATAGGGGCCTTGGGGTTGTGTTCTGGTTACTCAAACAGAGGTTAACTCTGTTTGATGACGAGTTTTTTATCTGGTAGTCGCTTACGAAGCTTAACGGGATCTTTTACTTTATGTTCGGTTTGTTTCTTCGGTGCGTCCACTTCTCGCATTGGTTGATGCGGGAGATCCTTTTCGTTCTTTACTTCGTCTTCGACATAGCGTTTTTCTTTGTTCTTTTCTTTGGTGAACGGCTTATCCGTCGAAAGCACTTTTGGTTTGTTATCTTGTGGAAGTCCCTTGTCAACTTTCTGGTCTTGAGCCTTTGCGTTTCTCCATGACTTGTCACGAGCCTTTTCAACTCCAGTATGATTGGGTTTATCAATATTATGTTTAACAAACTCTTTCACTTGTTCCCATGTTAATCCAATAAAAAAGAAACGGTCTTCCAAGCGAGGGTAGTAAATGATTTTGAAATTGTCTTCCCAAAGTTGCGTGATTTGAACTTTCATTTTATCGCCACCATTGATGGTAATGTCATCGTGATCATCCCACACAACTGTCCATGTCTTATCAATGGATTCAACAATCTTGGTCAGTTCCTCAACCATCTTTTCTTTGGTCACCATATCCCGAGAATTTGGATCGGAGGCGAAAATTTTGGTTTTGTTCTCCGGATCGATACCATTACCATTCATTTCAGGCACACGTTTCTCGATTTCCTCTTTGAGGATGCGTCGAACCATTGATTGAAAGAGTGTTTTGTTCATATTCTGGTTATAAATATTGGGGTTTATCCACAAAATACCATTTATCTATCCGCCAATAGAACTGAAAGCTGCTGCGTATCAGAATATTTATAGGTTTTGATATCAGGATTGATTTTTTTTAATATTAACTCCCCCTCTGGAGGTTCGGTGTTCCGAATGAAAGCACAAGAAAAGTCTTTGCAATGTTTGACTCTGGCCATATGAAGAGCAAGAAAAAAATCCTTGAAATTCTTAAATCCACAAATTTGATACCAAGGACCAAAGCGTTTTTTCAACATCTTCACTTCTTTTTGTAGGGCAGTCGGGTCATCATTAACAACAGCCGCTTTATCACAAAACAAATCTATAAACCTATCGAGTAGAATCATATAGCATTAACTTGGTTGCTCTCCAGCGGGTTCCCCACCTTCACGTTCTCGCAATCGTCTCTCATACCATTGAATAGTACTTTTAAGAGAGGCAATTTCGATTTTCATGGCGTCTTGAAGCTCGGAACTTTCACGCAATCTTCGTTGCAACGATTCAATTTCCTCCCGATTCGCAGAAGCAGTTGCTTTGAGATACTTATTCTCTTCTCTTAATTGGGCAATTTCGGCCTTAAGTTCGGCTCTCATTTCTTCAACGATAGCCTTAACCATTTCCATGGCCCGAAAATCTACCTCAGCATCAATCTTCGCCTTTTGAATACGTTCATTTGCGTTACTTTTTATACGTGCAATCGCATATGCGATTAAAGCAGCAAAAATCGGAGGAGCTATAGTAATAAGTATGTTGCCATCAATCATATGCGAGTACTACAATATTTTTCATTGATGAATATAAATATGCGCTCGCAGTTTGAAACGTGGCAATATATCATTATTTCTTGACCGCTTTTATTTCACAAATGTCGTTATTACAGAATTTATCAACATCGGCTTCCTCATTCTTAATTCCTTTGAACTTGATGGGTTTGAGCTTAGCCGTAAGTTCCTCATATTTTTTAAGAGTAATACTCTCATAAGGCATTTGCCGATAAACCTTTTCTTCCGTAAAAGGAAGGAACGATATGCCTTTAAGTTGATATTGGTAGAAATTCAAAAGTGGTTCCAATTGGGATGCCTCTTCTTTCTTGAACGTGATAGTACAAGAAACCTGATTGTCAGCCCAATACTTTTGCATGAAAGCCGCTAACGCTGCTTGTTCCCAAACGCTAACGTCTTTAACGGATCTGATATTATCACCGATTTTTACAGGCACCTCAACGACCACCGTTGAATCTTCTGATCCATAACAAGGCTCAATCTTATATCCTGCCTCTTCCAATGGAGCAATAAGATCACTATGCTTAGACAAACGCATTCGACGAATGTAGCATACGTTTTCAGGATAATGTACTCCCGGTGTTGCGCCCGCCAACAGACTAACAGTTCCAGAAGGTTTGACGGAAGTTTTTTTAATGCTTTTAGGAATAGCCAGCCAATCAGAATACACCTCATCGTAGTATTCGATTTTCTTGTACCCCTCATTGCACCAATGGCGTAAGGTGTGAAGACCACGGGTTGAAACAAATTGGGCAATTCCACTCATCGAACAACCAATTCGGCGATTGCGAAGCATTACACGGTTCGTCTCTGGCCAATGTGTTTGACCTAAAGTCACTGTCTTGGCATACATGTAGGCATACTTCAAAGTAATGAGATAATCCTCAAATGTCTCGTGGTTATAAGGAAAAGTCTCAACAAGATTACAAACCTCATATGATTCAAGACTTTGCTCCAAACATGGATTTCCACCCTCTACTCTCCAATCTTTATTATCCGGACCATTGTTCATACGAGAGTAACCCTTCATGTTTTCCAACCATGCAAACCCCGGTTCTCCGTTAATTTGAGTTCGCTTGACTGCACTAGAATAATCCATGCCCAAATCACAGAAAATGGAATTGTTCGATGTCCAACCAAAGCTCTCACGATAAGGATTTATCTGATAGTTTTTAAGGTCAAGGTATTCCTCGGATTTGTAATCACCAAAAACGATCTCTGCCGTTCTGCGAACATTACCAGCTACAACACACTTACCGATCATATTCATTATATCGACAATCGTGGTAATTGTAATTGGCTTATCAACATTCTTTTTCAGAGTAGCTCGAATACCAGCATGAAGTTCCTTAAGCGGGCCGGAACCAGATGATATTCCACCAAATCCCTTAATTGGTTCACCGGGACCACGAATTTTAGAATAATCAAAAGTAACTTCTTTACTTCCTTGAAAGAATGAATCAATAAGTAACCGAACAGATTCTACCCATCCTTCACGAGTGTCCGGAATAACATACACGTTATCCTTGCTTTCAACGGGTTTATGTACTACAATCTTGCCTTCTCCCTTGACATCGAAGCCACATCCGACACCAAGCATAGAAACATCCATCAAAAAACAAAATGACTTGGATAAATCTTCCTTAATGTTTGCGGTCGAGGTGAACGCACAGTTATGCGTTAAAATATTACCTTCAATAACAAATGCTTCGGTATTGGGAACCACGGCACAATAAACCTCCTCATAGCGATTTGTTTCCTCAACCGATACAACATTCCAATAACGAACTTGTCTCTCATCACAAAAGTTATCTCGATGAGATGCGAGCAGGAAAAATTCTTTCCACATTGTGTCGGACATAAATGTAAGTTTATACAACTCTCGATGTTCCGAAAAGTTCGACGATTCGCTCGAAAGAGTTATTCCATATGTTCCAATTCCACATATAGCCGCCACATCTGCCGCAAAATGTAAATGATTTATATTGGAAGAACTCAGCGTTACCTGACCATTCTTATCAACACTTCCATCAGCAGCAAAATATCCCATCAGCCATCCCAAAAGATACTTTTTATCGTAATCAATACATGGAAGTTCTTTATAATGAGATGGTAAGTGTGCCACTCGCACTCCTTTTTTCTCTGGTGCAAAAGTTATTTCGTTCGTCGAAAACCACGTAATAAGTTCTTTGTCTTTTTCCCCAATCAAATACAGATGGTCATTAGTTCCATCGCCAAAACATATTCCATGTTGAATCCCTTGAGGAGAATAATTCATAGGAACTTCTGCAAAACCATACCGCATCCTATATCCTTCACGCAATTGAGAAGTTGTATATTCATTCCACCCTTTATTATGATTTATTTCTGATGGCGATTTGGCAAACCATATGTGATTAGCAGTCGCATGTATGTTTTTTTCAATTCCCTGTCGGCGAAGTGTTATTTTATAAAGTTGTTGTTTTCCAAATGACTTGATCGGTGCAGTAACCCATGCATTATGAAGAGTAACCAATTCTTGTTCCGTTCCGGCTAATAATGCTATCTCTTTCCATCCTTGACGAGTCAAAACTTTGGTTTCTCCTGCCAGACAGTTATTCAACGCCATATAGAGACCACGCTCTTCTGTAATCGGTGAGCCCATGGCCCACAATCCTCTACCGGGAGGAAGGAATTTCATATTGAAAATCCTGTCATACATTTCTTGAGCAGACTTCTGTGCTTTGATGGCACTCCAACCAAGACGATGGTCATCAATCCATCTCTTCTGCATGTTGAAAGTTCCTTCTACAACTCGTTGAACAGTTTCCCACCAACGCTCGTTATCGCCATTAGCTTTAACACGGGAATATGTGCGTAAATACACAAGTTCTCCAAGTCCGTTGAATCCAAATGGGGGTTTTTGTTTTTTGTATTTGTCAAGAAAAGTATCAGTCAATCTGAATTTATCCATAGAATGTTCCTAGTAAAAGTTAATGTAGCAAAGGATAACTATGTGTTACTGTTTCGTAACGTACGACTCAACTTTTATTTATTTTGATTAATCGTTTTGACTATCGTCGTCGTCTTTTTTCTTAAACTTATCCCAGAGACTCTTAGCCATTTTCTTTTGATGATCACCAGCTTCTTTTTTCGCTTTGTCCATCTTTGCCAAGAGTTCTTGTCCTTCACTGGAGGCTTTGTCGTAAATTGTCACATGACCACAAGCAGCGTTGAACCTACATGGAAAAGTCAACCCATCTGGACCAAACCGATTCTTAACGATGAGGAATCTTCCGGTGTCTTCTTCTTTGTCTTCATCTTTACGTGAAAGCGACATAATGAAATCACCCGTCATGATTTTACGATATGAATCAGCTATGTTTTTTGCCGAAACAATGTCAGCATCATGTCCTTCCCGATTCGATTGAGAGGCAGACCATACCGCAATTTGAAGTTCTCCTGCTATTGCACGGAGTTCTTCATAAACATCGCCCGCCTTTTCGTACTTCTTGGAGTTTCTATCGGCGACTAGCGGTTTGAGTAAATCAGCGTAATCAACGATCAGCATATCAATTTTGGTTTGCTCCAACATCTGCAAACGCTCAACGAACAACTTAATTGAGACCGCACTGATTGTACGAAGAGGAAAATACTTGATCCAATGTTTGCAATTCAACTTTGCTAGTTCGGCTTCGACTCGATCACGGTTTTTACGAACATCTTGAAAATGAATCCCAGTTAGATAAGCGTCATAACGCAAACCCACATAGGTTTCGTTGAGTTCCATCGTAACATGAAGGACATTCTTTCCCTGCTTCATTGCTTCTGCTCCAAAGCGAGAAAGAAGCCACGTCTTCCCCGCACCCGATGGTGCAACAATAAATCCAAGTTCTCCCTTACCGAGGCCACCATCCATGAGTTGGTCAATATCTTCCCATCCTGTTTTGATACAATTGCGTGCGGTAACAGCCATACGCTTATCAACATCAAGAAAGTAGTTGTGACCAAGATCACGTTCCATGCCTGCACGAAGAGCAGTATCCACAGTTGCCTTGATACCGTCGTAATCTCCCTTGTTCAAAAGGTCAACCGAAGTTAAAATCGCCTGAGCAAGGGCTCTTGCTTTGCAGAACTCAAGGAACTGTTCCTTGACGAACTTCATATCCGTATCGGTGATATGATCGTACACCACTCCTAAAAGGTCTCCGATGGATTGCTTAAGCAATTTCATCTGTGCATCGATAGCTTGCAGCTTCATCGACAAAACAATCGGCGTCGGAACTTCTCGGTATTGAAAGTAGTACTTTGTGGTTTCTTCAACGACCCATTTTTGAGCCGCCGTTTCAAAATAATCGGGAGACAGAATATCGATAATTCGCTCTAAAAAATGTCTATCAGTAAGGATTGCAGCAAGGCATTTAGTTTGAAATTCTGTTCCGTATTTCTTAAGTGTTTCTAGTTCCTTCATTTCCATAAATCTTCTCTTAGTGTTGGCAACTCTAGCAAAAAAGTACACCAAAGTAAACTTATAATAAGTCCATTTTCTGGGGTTGTCTTGGAGTTATATAGCGGTTACTCGTGTCATAAAATATTGATTCAGAAATTTTCTTCGTCGATTTCTCGATTTGCTCTCTATGTATCTTTGAACCGAAATCCCCAGTATGAGGGGCTTTCATAACAAGAAAGGTAAACAGATGAGCTACGAAATTAATGTACTTGTCAACGGCAATCGTTGCAAGCAATACTTCCACAACGGACGTACTTTCATTGAGGCCAAAAAAGACTCGGAATACGTCATCGAAATCAAAAACAACACTTGGGAAAGAATTCTCGCTGTTGTCTCCGTCGATGGTTTGAATGTTATTGACGGAAAAACAGCAGATGAGAATGGTCCCGGTTACGTCATGAACAGCTATACTTCCCAAAAACTGTATGGCTTTCAATATTCTCCCGACAATGTTGCCACGTTCAAGTTTGGTACCGTTGGTGCAGTCAAAATCGACCCAAAAACGGGCAAACCAGAAATCGATCCAAAAACAGGTAAAACGATTCCATTGGGGTACGCCGCTTCCAAAGAAGACGGGTCCGAAAAGAATGTAGGTGTTATTGGGGTGAGAATATGGGATGAAGTTCCTCAGCCTCCCCCACCACCTACTATTACGTGGACATTCTCTAGTCTCACGAGTTCCTTCACAACGCCGTTTGACGACCCACCGTATCCTATCACGGGATACTGGACTAGCACCAATCCGGCAGACTGGAATACGGGTTATTTGCATGG